CTTCATGACCCCCATACAAATGCGGTAACAACACAAGAATCTGCCAAAGAGATTTTTGACTCTATAGTGATGGGTGCGTGGAGAAACGGAGAACCGGGGATGATTTTCTTAGATAGAATTAATGCAGATAATAAGGTGTTGTCCAAATATGGCCCAATGATATCTACCAATCCTTGTGGAGAACAGCCGCTCCTAGGCTATGAAAGCTGTAATTTAGGGTCAATTAATCTAGCTAAATTTTACACAAAGAATTTGGGGGCGAGAGATTGGAATGATGAAATTAACTGGAGTAGGTTAATCCAAGTAGTTAATTTAGCTATTCACTTCCTAGATAATGTAATTGATGCGAATGACTATAGTATTCCAGAAATTGCTCAGATGACGAGAGCTACCCGTAAAATAGGATTGGGGGTTATGGGATTTGCAGACCTCCTAGTTAAATTACGTATTCCCTACGATTCTGAATTAGCCAGGGAAGTAGGACGAGAAATAATGCAAGCTATTAAAATGGCAGCAGACGTGAAATCTATTGAGTTAGGGTCAATGAGAGGTGCCTTTCCTGCGTGGGGAGACAGTCAGTATAAGATTCACGAAAATTATAGAAATTCGTGTAGATTAACAGTAGCTCCTACAGGAACTATTTCAATGATTGCGGGATGTGCTAGTGGGATAGAGCCATTATTTGCGTTGGTATGGAGAAAGCAAAATATTTTAGAAGGACAGACATTGCACTATGTTAATGAACAATTTGAAGAAGATGCTAAAATCTACGGGTTCTATTCGGAAGAACTTATGGCGTATTTGTCAGATGGGGGAGTGCTTGAAAATAGGGAAGATGTGCCTGAATGGGTTAAAAGCATATATGTTACTGCTCCAGAAATATCCCCCGAACACCACGTCCTAATGCAAGCTGCTTTCCAAAAGTCAGTAGATTCTGGTATTTCCAAGACTATTAATTTTGCTAAAGAGGCAACCCCAACCGATGTATATGGTTCCTATATGCAAGCTTGGCAAACAGGATGTAAAGGGATTACTGTATATCGAAACGGAAGCCGAGAGAAAGAGGTATTGGTGAATGGGCATAAATCGGAGATAGCACTTGACATTGAGCTTTGTGGATGCGATAATCCTATGATAGTTCAGGCAGATGGTTGCGAATCCTGCAAAGTTTGCGGTTGGAGTGCTTGCACCATTTCGTAAGTAATTGATATTTTAAAGTATAATAGTATAGCGGGAGGTAAGTATGGTAGGAATATTCTTAAAAGAACGAGAATTACAATATACCGCCAATAAGGATGAAACAACTAATACATGGCGTATATTAGATACGTGGCATAATGATTTAGTGAATCTGGGGCCAGATGATGAGATACCAGATGGTAGTCCCGCTGTTACGATACTCACAGAGGGGGCTTTCATAGCCTTAGTAAAAGAAGCTGCTAGGCAAGGAATATTACAAAATGCCAATTTAGGTGGTGGCGATGGTGGTGATTCAGACGAAGAATTGATGGAAAAAGACGAAGAAATAGCTGACCTTAAAGCATTATTGGGCAAACAAGGTAAACAAATAGAGACTAAAACTCCCAAAAGAACGGAAGGTTATATGCTGAAAGAAATGGCTATGACTAACATTCTAAAGATTGTTTCTATAGCAGATATAGAAAGTCTTACTGAGGAATAACATATGAAACTAGCGGATTATCTACCTGAAGTTCCTAAACTTGCTCAAACCCTCATAAATATGAATGAGCAAATAAATTTCCTAGATATAATGAAACAGGCTGGTGGGGAGACTGGACGTGCCCCCACCATTGGTCTAGACCATGTGGTGAATACGTGGGTACGTCACCAAATGGCCTATCGCCAACAGCTAGTTATGGACTTGCAAATGCTGGCTTTCTCCATTGAGGAAGTTCGTTCTCCTATCAGTCACATTACGGGGGAAGTTTTTAGGCGGGGAATTGAATGGGTGCCTCTAGTGGAAGACCCCGACCAAGAACAAAAGGAACGTTTAGTCAAATTTATGGACGATTGTAATATTTTTGACCAGAGTTTAGAAGAAGTACTACGTCAATTTCATTTCGACCTCAATTCCATTGATGACGCATTTATTTATTTAGTGAAGGAATATAAAAAAGCTGATGATGGTACTCTAAGGTCTAAAATTAATGAGATTCGTAGGTTAAATCCTGCCTTAATTGAGTTTGACCTAGATGCTGCGGGACTTCCTAAGAATGCTCACTTTATGTGCCCTATTCATAGGGAAGATGTTAAAGAAGAACCTGGAAAATGCCATACAGATGATTGTGAGTTAGATATGCAGCCTGTGATGTATAAGTATTATCACAGAAACCAACATATTTTCTTATTTGATGGAGAAGTCATCCATTTATCTAAATTCTCTCCATCTGAAACATATGGATGGAGTCCAATCCTCACTATTTTTGAGAAAGCCCTTACTTTGATAGGAATGGATAAAAATTTATACCGATATTTCTTTGAACGCAAAATGCCAGCTAGTATGATGATGGTATTTACGGATGACCCAGAATCTCTGAGAAGGGAAAGACAACAGATTGCCGCTCAGACAAGGCTTGACCCCAACTATATCCCTATGATAGCTGTCTCATCCCGAAATAACAGGGGTAGAGTAGAAATGGTACGATTGTTCCATACGCTCAATGAAATGGACTATCTCCCAGTAAGGAACGAGATTAGAGAACGTATTGCAGCTATGTGGGGTGTTACTCCTGCATGGCAGGGCGCACCAGAAGCATTTGGTGGCCTCAGTACTCAGACTCAACAGTTGGTAGTCATGAGTCGAGTGGTTGAAGGTGACCAACGACTGTTCCATGAGAAAGTATTCCCCCAAATTCTAGAAGCATTCGGAATTACTGATTGGGGGCTTAAATTACCTAACCCTGAGGAGAAAGCAGAGGCTACCAGAATCAGTTTCTCCCAACAGAAAGCTCAAATTGCCCAGCAATTCATTGGCCTAGGTTTTGACGTTAGATTGAAGGCAGATGGGGTACCTGTAGAAGATGCTGAATTCATGATATTTGGTAAGGCCGTACCCATGGCAGAAATGCAAGGAGAACAGCTGGCTATGGGCTTGGAACAACAGGAACAGCAGATGCAACAGATGCAACAGCAACAAGAGGCTGCTCAACAGCAACAACAGGCACCTCAACAGGCTCCTGCTGGCCCCCCAGGGATAAATCAGGCCCCTGGTAGGACGGCTGCTGCTCCTGGTGGTGGGGAAGGCGGGGGTGCTGCTCCTATACCTCCTATGCCCATGCAACAGATGCATGGGCAAGAGAAGGATAAAGACTATCTATGGAATGCAAGGCCCCAGCGTCCAATTGGTTTTGAAACAGACATAGATACATATGGTGAAGCAAGAAAGTCAGATGATGACCCCACCAAAATGGTAGAATTGGATAAACCCCAAAATTGGGTACAGGGCATTATGGAAAAGGGTTTCCCAACCCCCATAATTAAACAGGTATCTAATGATGGTAAGAAGATGTGGTTCAGCCAGGATGGTACAGATTATATTGCTGACCTAACCCCCCTTGGTGTAAACTTTATAGAGAAGGCTACCTTCGGTTTTTACCAGGGCCAAGTAAAGAGGAACACAAATGGGCCATCAGACAATCCTCAGATGAACTTTAACCCTATGACAATGCGTAATAAAAATGTTGACGACAGTTTGGAACATGAGGAAGACGATAATGCCAATTCGTAAGAAAGGAAACAAATGGCATTGGGGTAGTAAAGGCCCCTTTGATTCTCGTAAGAAGGCTGCGGAAGTAGCCAGGGCTGCACATGCTTCTGGATATGAAGGAAGCATGGTTGAGAAGTCTCTCCTCAAATTAATAAAAGGAATACCATTACAAAAGCTACAACTTCCTGACCAGCTACCAAAGGCTTCTGGCACTGTGCGAAGAAGGTTAGCAGGGGCGAAGAAATATCACAAGGCTCTTGAAAATGGGGAACTAATGAGTTTTCATGAACATTATAATGGGCATGAGGATATATTTGCGGTGCAGAATCATATGAACGGGATAGAGGACGACCATTTTGACTCCATTCCTTATGGGTTTGTTAGCCGTAATAATAGTGCCCTAGGCTTTGTGCGAAGTTTTCCTGGGAGACGCTTTAAAGGATTAGATATGGCTTCTTGGGAATCCAGCCGCCATCGGGGCCAGTCAATCACAAGACTTTGGCCT